ACGTTGACCGGCATTGAACTGCGACTGCGCGTTAGCTTGTGCCGCATTAAACTGTGAAGTTTGTGAATTTAGATTTGCAAAGAACTGGTTGGTTTGATTATCTGACGTAGCATTAAACTGACGTGCTGCATTCTCTGCGGCTTGATCTGTAAACAGGCTTTGAATACGCTGTTGTGATTTGAACATGGATGTCTGCTGACGATTAGTCAGATTAGCCATATCCATATTCAAGAAAGCTTGTGCGTTTGACACTGCAGCCTGTTGACGATTATTCAGATTAGATGCATCCATCTGCGCCAATGCTGCAGCCTCTGCCATAACCATTGCCTGTGAGTTGGTCAGGTTCTGCATATTCATTGTATTAGCAACACGGCTGTTCTCAAGCTGTACCTGTTGCTCTGCAGTAAAGTTCATATTGGCAACATCGCTAATCTTAGCTGCATTTTGTACACGTGCTTGGAACGCTTGGTCAAACTCCATGCCAATAAATGTGGCACGTTGTTGAGCAGAAAGCATAGCACGTTGCTGTCTGTTGGACAGGTTCTGTGCCTCAAACTGTGCCGTAACAGATGCGTCAGCTTGTGCAATAGGCAATGCTGCTTCAAATGTTGCTTGTACAATAGCTTGTCCTGCAATACTAGATGCACCTAATCCACGCGCTGCCATCTGTGCAGTAGCATTACGTAAAGCACCTGCAGCCCAAGCTGGAGGATTAGATGAATCAAAGTTAGCAGTGAGAGAAGCAAGCTGTCCTTGTACGGTAGCTTGTTGTGAAGGGGTCGCTGTTGCGGCTTGTACTTGTTCAGTAAATGTGGCGGCTGTCTGTGCATCTGCTGCACCATTGATTAACTCACCGGCTTGAATCTGACGTTGTACAGGATTATTAATAAGTGTAGCATTACCTTGGGCGGCTGATACATTGCCTACAGAAGATGCCGTTTGTTGGGCAGCAATTATTTGAGACTGCGAGTCTACTGTTCCTTGTGCAGCCTGTGTTGCATCTAGTGCAGAAGCAATGGCAGGTGCGGCAGTAGTTGCTTGCACTTGTGCTGCGTCTGCTTCTTGTTGTGGCATAGCCATAGCAGTAGTTGCCATAGAGGTGGGTACAGCCATTGTACCGCTGACTTGACCAGTTGTTGGGTCAATAATCTGATCGGGCATTGCTACAGTACCTACTGGGGCAACTGCACCACCTGTTGGCAAACCTGGGGTAAAGGCTTGTTGTGCCATTACGTCGCCAATATTCTGTCCTTCTGTTGCACCTGTTGTTGTAGGCACAGCTTGCTGCGGGAGTTGTGTCTGTGCAGCAGGTGATGTGGCTTGTTGTACCTGCATGGAAGGGCCACGTGCAAGTGCGGCTTGAATAGCTGCAGCCTCTGCTGGTGATTTTACATCACGTTGTTGTTGACGACCAAGGGCTTGTTCATATGTATAATTAATTGTTTGTGGTTCATTTGTAAATGGAATACGACTACCCGGCCCATCTTGTATTATGCCCGGACCTATTACACCTGTATTACCTGTACCGCCACCTACTTGATAGTTTCCTAAACTCTTCATATAATTTCCATACGCTTCTGCTTCCATAGCCATCGGAAAATTATAATTTTGACCATCTATTGTTGCATTGCCTGTTACCGTTGCACCTATTTTGTTTTGAATATTTTTGTAATAGTCAGATTGCTTAAACTGGTCATACATAGGGGCAGATTGATAATTTTGTTGGTTCTGTGCTGATGCCAGCGTACCGGGGGCAAACTGTCCTTGATTTCCACCAGAAAGAAATTCAATTTGTTCTAGTGACGCACCGGGTCTGTTACCAGCCATATTCGCCATAGTTGCGGTAGGCCCACGATAACCGGGTGGGGCTTGCACAATATTTCTAGGATTGTTGCCTGTTATATCTTGACCTACACCACCACCCTGCTGCATCTTAACCACACCACCCTTTGCCATCTGCACAGCAGCATTCTTAAACTGCTCCATACGTGCTTGACGTGCAGGGTCTTGCTCAATGTAGTTCTGGAACTCGCCCATGTTGCCTGTATAGCCCATGCTCTTGGCGATTTTGTTCATCGCTTCTGGTTTGAATGCCTTGAATACAGCCATACTAATTCATTCCCATAAATACTGTAACTACCATAGCAACCACCATAATCGTACTGCCCATAATCATTGCTTCCAGCCGCCACATGCGCTTGTCTAGTGCTTCTAACTTTTCCTGCACAGAGGCGTACCTGATGGCGCACTCCTTCTCGTGTGCCTCAAGTTCCATCTGTGTTTTGAGTACGGGTTCCACAGCCAGCTTCATTACGATGCAGTATAGCCGTTGCCAGCAGTGATGGCGGCATTGACCGCTGTCATATCTTCGCTGCCCCAGTCGTCTTTTGCCACCATCAGTTCAAGGTGTTCTACGTTGCGGTCAACGCAAGCCTGACGTTCAGTGGCGTCTTCGTCTGCCATCTGTGAGCCAGCAATTACCGCATTGATAAGGTCAACGGAGTGACCCATAGCGGTATAGTCTTGTGCGAGTTCTTCTGTTGTTCGTGCCATAGGGCTGCTCCTTTATTCGGCTTCAAGTGTGGCTATACGAGCCTCAAGTTCTTGGATGGTTGCCACGAGTAGCGGAACCAATTTTGACTGGTCAATCCCCTGATAAACAGGGTTGCCATCGTCATCGACTTCATTGTGTGTGCCTGTGATTGCTTCCGGCACAATGGTCTGCACCTCATGTGCGAGGAAACCGTCAACGGTTGTGTCAGCATCTGCAATGAAGTTGAAGCGGACAGGGTTAAGTTGCTTCAGGCGTGTTGTTGCGCTGGTCATGTCGGCTACGTTTTCTTTTAGGCGGTAGTCTGAAGATGTGTTGTAAGATGTAGCGGTTGGGCTTGTGTTAATTGAACCGCCTTGACTGCCATTGGCAAAGAAATTAACAACAGTCCTGCTGCTTGTGTCCGAATGGCCTATAACCATTTGTGTTCTGTCGAATGTGCTGAGTCTGAATGAAACATTTGTTGTGTTACTAGCTGGACTGGTAGTTCCAATGCCCACATTGCCGCTGCTGTCAATAACCTGTCTAGGATTACCATCACCATCAGACAGCACGATGTTGTTGCTGGATGTGCGGATGTCTAGGCCACCCTGATTGCCGTCATAGCGTCCAAGAACTGTATTTTTTGCGCCAGTAGTAGTTGTGCTACCAGCGCCTTGACCAATAAATGTATTCTGTGCGCCAGTTGTGTTTAGACCAGCATTATCACCAACCATAGTATTCAAGTTGGAAGTTGCTGAAGAATACCCAGCCTTATATCCTACAAACACACCGCCATAAGCAGTGGTGTTGCTGTAACCAGCCTGATAACCCACAGCAATGTTGCGGGTTGCGGTGGTGTTGGCTTGTAGCGCAGAGTGTCCAACAGCGGTGTTGTTAGACCCTGTGGTATTTGCACCTAGTGCGCCTGTTGTTGAGCCATAAAGTCCACCGCCAACTGCCACATTCAGCGTTCCTGATGTGTTTGCAACCATCACATTGTGACCAATAGCTGTGTTGTCACTAGCGGTAGATGCGTACAGAGCCTGTCTGCCTACAGCAACACTGCCATTGCCTGTAGCGTTGGTGTAAAGAGATTCAGCACCAACTGCCGTATTTTGTTGGCCAGTGGTGTTAGCAATTAAGGAGTTGGTTCCAAAACCAGAGTTGTTTGCACCTGAAGTGTTTGCCATCAAAACACCATTACCAGCCGCCGTGTTGAAACCGCCTGAAAGCGAACCGCTTGAAAGTGCAGAATTACCCAACGCCACGTTAGCTGTGCCTGTCGGATAGTTACCATCCAGCTTAATCGTGCCGCCGTCCACGCTGACGTTGCCAGCAACAGTGAGGCCGTCTGTCGTAAGGGTGCCGCTGATGTCCTTATCTGCACCGTCAGCTAGGTCTCTTGCTCTGCTCATTCTGCGTTCTCCAGTGCCGTCAAGCGTGTTTCAATATCACCAAGCCGCTGCTCTGTTGCTGCGCCGATAAACGCCAGCAGTTCAGCGTAGCGGATGCCAAGCCGTGTGCGCTGCGTTGCGCCATCTGGTGCATCGTCGGCTGTCTGATATGTGTCGATGCGGGTGTATGCGTCCTGCGCTTCAATGCCAGCTTCTTCATCAGCCTCAACAGCCGCCACCTCTGTGCTAGCTTCCCACCAAGTATCGCTGCACCAGAACGCATAGTTGCTTGCGTCTAGTCCAGCGTCAGTCATCGCTGCTTGCACCTCTTGGGCAATATGACCTGTATGTGTACGGGCTGCATCACCTTTTGTTGCAACCTTGTCTTTCCACTTAAAAGTTTTGAACAGCTTACTAAGTGCCTTCGCCGCCGTAATTTCGGCAGTTGTCAGGCTGGTAATGTCTTGCTTTTCATTTTGGTCGGAAGTCTGGATGCTGGTATTGGTAGCAAAGATATTGTCAAGGCGAAAAGTGCTGTTTCCAATATCCACACCGTCATCAATTCGGCCCCCGTTAACTGCTGGGATAATTCTATTGTTACTTTGAAAAACCCATCCCGCACCATTGCTGCCCGGTCCGAAAATACCTAGCGATGTGTCAAACGGGGTTGAGATGTATCCTTGTGTAGAATTGTCTTGTCTAAATTCTAAAATGGTGCCATCGGACGTATTACGGTTCAGTACCAGAGCCTCTTGTCCACTAGACGTAAAGAAACTTTTGTCTGCACGAATGTTTGCACCAACATCTGTTGAGTTGTTTGTCGTCTTGCCTACCAGCAAGTTGCCCGACGAATCCACTCTGAAGCTTTCTGAGCCGTTATTGCGAAAGCGGGTCGGGGAGTTTGTAATGTTGTCAATAGTCAAACCATCAGAGGTTGAGCCGCCACCTTGCACTGCACTGTTCATACCGATGAACGCTTTGTCTGTAGTGCCTTTCTGGAAGCGCAAGATTGAACCTTCGCTGCCACCAGTGCCGCCGCTGATAGCAACGCTACCAACCGAACTATCAACCACAGCAAGTGTTCCAGAGTGTGAAGTCGGTACAGATGTGCCGATGCCCACGTTGCCAGACTGGTCCACCCTGATGGCCTCAGTATTGCCCCCAACACCAATCGACATATCGTAGGTGTTGCCGCTGTCATTAGCGACTGCTTTAATAAACGCTTGTACACCAGTTCCACCGGTGGCATCACTTTCTTCAAATGTAATTGCACCAACGACATCATCAGCCACAACTACTGTATCTGTTGACTTTATATTAATGGTTGGTGTCGAAGAGCCTTCCACAGTCATCCCATCAGCCGTCACCGTGCCGGTCACGTCGATGCCGGAGGAGGTGGTGGCGAGTTTTAGATTGCCATTATAATAAATATTTGAAGCACCGCCGTCTGCAAATGTCGCATAAGTAGTACCATCAGCCGCCCTAATATTCAAGTCAGTCGCATCTATGTAAAGACTGCCAGTGCCGAAATCTTGAATAAAACTATTTGCACCATTGTGATAAATCTGCAAGTCAGACCCAGCACCAAACACAGCCTTGTCGTTGTCGCCGAAGTTGATGTCGCCAGTCGTGGTCAATCCTGTAACCGTGACTGCCTCTGCGGACAGGGTGCCGTTGCTGATGTCAAAGTCACCAAGAACCTTGCCACCAAACACACTAAACGTATCATACACCACCACCTCGACCACATCCGATGCAGTCAGGGCAGCGAGGCTACTGATTGTGTTCGTTGATGGCGTGGCTGTATAGTCTGTGCCACTAACGAGGGCAACACCGTTCAGGCTCACGTCTACGTAGTTCGCATCTGTAAATGATAGGCCGGTCACTTCCGATGGAGAAAGTGATGTCTCACTGCCTGACGCAGTAAAGTAGTACCGACTACGTACAGCCTGTGATGGTGTTTTGCCCAAGTATGCCATGTTATGCTACCTCTGCAGACTCTTCTTCGTCTGGTTGTACGGACTTGATAAGTTCGTTTGTGAACACGTTCTGTGCAGCTTGCACTTGGTCGAGTTCAAAGCGGATGTTCGCAGCCTTGTTCTGGCAAGAACGAATCTGGTTAATCAGATACGTCTGCTGCTCATCCATGTCTTCCGGCGCATAGTCTTTGCCGTTAATCGTGATTACGTTGTCAGTCATAGTTACTCCGTTTCCTACCAACCTGATGGAAGACGGTTGCCCATTGCTGGTGCAGCCACTTCCGTGATTTGTGCGTCGAGCAGTTCCTGTACCTCTGCCTCAGTCTTGTCGAGGCTGGCAAGTGTCTTCTCCTTGCACCAGTCTTTTGTCACGCTATCAAACGCAACGAAGTCGGGGTCATCTGCTTCGGGAATACCAACACCTGCTGTGCCGTACATGCTGGCTGTCAGGTAGTTGCCTTCCGAATCCTGTTCAGAGTCACTGACTGCGGTTACACGCCAGTGAATAGTTTGAATCACGTCGTCGTGACCATTCTGTGTAGTGTTGTGGACATCCAGTGTCGGGAAGGTCCATGTGTAGGTGTTAGCCATGATTATATCTCCTGTGCTGCCAGATGTGCCGCATAAGCATCCTTCACATCTTGTGTATGTACTGCCGCACAGATAGCTTGCACCTCTGCGCTTTCGCCTGTGATGTCAGCGTCAGGTGCTACAACGTGCCGTGAAAAGCTGCGGCTAATCTCAACGCCATCACGCTTGATGACTGTGGCAGTGCGTACTTGGACGTGCTTGTAGTCGCCCACGATTTCAATTTTGTCTTCTACTGTTTCTTCTGTTAGTGCCATTGTTTACTCCTTCTAAGTTTATCGTCGCATGGCTGCGACCTGTCCAACCCGCACCTTCTGGTGGAGTTATGCTTGTCTGTAGGTGTAAGAGAAGTCGATGGCAAAACCGCCTGTTCCACTGTTGATATCAGACAGCGTTCCATCTAAGCCAGTTTGAACTTTAATTCTGAATTTTGAGGCATTGTTAACTCCATGTCCTGTAGCAAAATAATAGTTAGTTCCCATCAAACCATTAAAAGGACAGAGAGACCCAGAACCTCCATCAGCCCCAGCATTGATGTTTGTAAAAGGCAAGCCTTCAATAAAACGTGCGCCAGAACCAGCACTTGTCACACTGCCTTGCATACGACACTGCACATGAACGAGGTTGCCAACTTTAACATAGCGACCAACTTGCTCTATGTACGTTGCAGTTAAGTTTGTTGTCTCTGCACTAAGAGAGGGCGTCCAAGTCCCCTCCTCATAATCATCCAGATGATTAGCCGAACCGGTGCCGCCCAAGTAGGCACCGCCGGATAGCCAGATGTTTTGAAAGCGGTTGGAAGAAGTGCCTAAATCAACGCCACCGTCATTGGTTGAGCCAGATGCGTTGGTGGGAGAAATGTCACCTGTGCGTGGACGCAATCCACACCCCGTACCGGCGTAGTAAGCGTTGCCATTAAAGCTGCCAATCGACCCGACCGTGGTGCCGTCTTTGCGAAAGTCTATAATATCGCCATCGCTAGTTTTGCGGTTCAGATAGGCCGTCGTGTTGCCATCAGACGAAACGGCAATGCGTCCGCTGTTGTGCAAAGAGATGCCCTGCACGGTGTTGCCAACGCCCGGAAATGGGTCAGATGATTGGCCCACCAGCAGATTGCCCGAACTGTCGATGCGGGCGGCTTCGGAGCCGTTGGTGTCAAAGGCCATAAAGTTGCTTGAATGATTGTAATAAACCCTTCCAGCCATCCCAGCGTTGTCGTTGAAATTAAGCCCCGAATTGTAACCTGTATACGCCTGAATGATTACATCAGCGTGTGCGCCGTCTTGCCCTTTGATATGCAAATCTTCTGTTGGGGCCGCAGTCCCGATGCCGACGTTGCCGCTGCTGTCGATGCGGAGCCTCTCGCTTGCAGTACCAGCATCATTTTCGAGGCTGATTGTGTAGTTGCCGCCATCGACCTTGGTCAGGTAGGTCTTTTGATTTGCCGACGCGCCGGTGTCCACCATATGCAATCGGGCATCTGTGCTGCCTTCGATGTTAAGCCTTGCCCCGCCGCTGTCATTGTTGACCATCAGGTGCGTACCACCTTTGGTCAGACCGTTTACGCTGTCAGGGCTGCTGGTTCCGATGCCGACGTTGCCGCCCGATGTGATGCGGAGTCTCTCCTGCATCGTTGGGCTAGAATCTGCCACTCGCACAACAAAGTCACCGGTATTTGTGCCAGTACGTATTGCCACCAATTCAGTTGAGCCGGAATTACTGCCAGCCGCAGTGCTGTTTGCAAACTTGAGTGTTGTAGCAGTGTTTGTGGCTGTTGCATTGTTACGCAACTCAAGAGCATCAACCTCTGCCCCAGAAGATGTGCGTGTAAGGGCATTTGCCCCGCCATCAACCGTCAGCCCATCAGCCGTCACCGTGCCGGTTACGTCAAGGGCAGTCGCCGGACTCGCAGTACCCACGCCCACCCGATTGTTAGTCGAATCTACGACAAGCGTAGTGGTGTCAATCTGGGCATCGCCAGTGACAGTCAGTTCATCAGCCGTGTTAAACCGTGTGATGCCAGCGCCGATATAGGCCATTAGGTAATCTCCAAGATGGACAAAGCCACATCAGCAGAACTTGCTGTGTTGCTCGTAACCTTTAAAACGTCACTTGCATTCAGGACAACCTTTTGTTCACCCCCAACGACAACAAGGCTACTACCCACAGGAACGGGTGCAGCCTTGATAAGATAGATGTTGTCGCCGTCATTGTTCTCAAGCTGCACATCCACCTCAATCTGTGAGGTCACGATGTTGGCAACAGTGAGGCCAATGATGGTGGTTTCGGTTGCTGATGCTCCGGTGTGAATTGTGGCAGCAGATGTGCCTACACCAGTATCAGTAACGAGTTTAAATGCGTTTGCCATTTATTACTCCATTTCGGTATAATTATACCAGATTATCATCCACTTGTCAAGTATTATTTATCCAAGTGCGATAGCTAATGCTACAGCCTCGTTTGATGCTGCAGTCTGTGCAAAAGCAGTCGTAGCAATAGTTGTGTTGCTAGTGCCAGCAGCCTGTGTTGTGGCAGTAACCGCACTGGACAGTGACCCACCATTGATTGTCGGGCTAGTCATTGTTTTATTGGTAAGTGTTTGTGTGCCGGTCAGAGTTGTGACAGTGCTGTCAATTGCAACAGTAAGCGTGTTACCAGAACCTGAAGTGTCAATACCTGTGCCACCGGCAATGTCCAGTGTCTCACTGTCAAGGTCAATGCTCAGTGCGCCACCACTGTCACCCTGAAAGTCTAAGTCTTGTGCAGTAACTTGACTATCTACGTAGGCTTTGATTGACTGTTGGGTTGCAAGATGACTTGCACTGTCAGAAGACATATTGTCTTCATCTTTAATGGACGTTCCACTTATTGTACCGTTTAGCACAGCACTTGTCAAGGTTTTATTTGTAAGTGTATCTGTGGTGGCACGACCTACAAGTGTGTCAGTGCTAGTTGGCAGGGTAAGAGTACCAGTGTTGCTTATGGACGAAATAACCGGAGTGGTCAGTGTTTTATTTGTAAGCGTCTGCGTACCAGCGAGGGTGGCTACAGTGCTGTCTATAGCAAAGGTCACAGCATTGCCAGAGCCGCTGGTATCAATGCCCGTGCCACCCGTGAAGGTCATGGTTTCACTGTCTAGGTCAATAGCCAGCGCACCACCGCTGTCAGCTTGGAAGTCCAAGTCCTGCGCAGTTATCTGTGCATCCACGTAGGTCTTAATGGCTTTTGCAGATGCCAGCGTCGTATCTGTGCCAGCCACACTTGACAAGTCAGTATCAAGCACACCAGACTTGAGGTTGTCTACTTCAATATTGGAGACAGTGTTGTTGTCTACATCAATTGTCTTGTTAGTAAGTGTCTGCGAACCTGTCAGCGTAGCTACGGTGCTATCAATAGCAAAAGTAACAGTATTACTTGAACCACTAGTATCAATGCCTGTGCCACCTGTAAGCGTGAGACTCTCGCTGTCAAGGTCGATAGATAATGCTCCACCTGTGTCTGCAGAGAAGTCGAGGTCTTGGGCTGTGAGTTGTGCGTCAACATAAGCCTTGATAGACTGTTGTGTAACCAGCGCAGTAGCACTGTCGGATGCCATGTTATCTTCATCAAGAATGTCCGTTACAGTTGTAGTTGGCATCGCAATGCTATCTACATATGCAACACCATCAATGTACAGGTCTTTCCATTCGGCACCAGAGGCACCCAAGTCGTGTGTATCGTCAGCGGAAGGAATGATGTTAGAGGCAACATCAGCCGTAATGGTCACTGTGTCACTGGCAGCATTACCAAGTGTGGTATTGCCATTGACAGTCAGGTTGGCAGTAATAGTGGCACTCTCGTCCACCTGCAACGTGTCAATGGTTGCTGTACCATCAAGGAACAGGTCTTTGAACTCAAGGCTACTAGTACCCAAGTCAATGTCGTTGTCAGTGACAGGTACAATTACACCATCCTGAAAACGTACCTGTTCAGTCGTGCTACCAGACACATCTACAAAAACACCAACCCGATTGTTAGTGTCATCTACAACAACTTTGTTAATTGGAGTGGTAACGCCGGGGTCACCAATCAGCCCAATGACTGGACCTTCGGCTGCTGTGCCATCGTGTTTGTGTCCACTGCTATTATTAAACGCAGCAAGAAGCTGGTCAAATTCGTCATTACTGTCGGACGCATTAATAACGTCGCCGTCAGTATACGTTGACTGTCTATTATATCCTGCCATTAGCGTCTTGCTCCTGCATCAAATTCTAGCTGAAAGCCCTTGAGTGTGTATGGGAATGACTCAGCATTATCTACAACTCGCATGGCTACAGCAAAGCCACTACCCTCTACAGGCTGTCTAACGAGTGGGTTTGACTGACCACCGTATGTAGCGGTGCCATACTGTGACGTTCCATATAGTGCCACAACCTTCGTAGAGTCAAATGGATATGCGGCTGGTCTGGCTGCATCTGGTGACTCATAGTCATATCTCAAGAACAGGTCTGAGTTGATTGTACCAGTTGGTGAGTAGTTAATAATTACTCGCTGGAAGTTCTTGCGAATACCAGCATCTCCCATTGTCATATCAGGTGAACGATATCGCCCCACAATGTTTGTGCCGTCAAATGTGTTGCCTTGTTCCTGCCTGTACACATAACCGTCAAAGCCACCGTGTATTACAAATGTCTCACCTTGAGTTGTAAAAAAGTCGGTGGACGAAGGCTGAATACCTTTTGTGGTGGCAAACTCAAAGCCCTGCTGTTTACGTACCGCAATAATACCTTTTGTTGTTGCTAGTGTATCTGCCGTTGTGTTTACACGGAACAAACGGTATTGGGTCTTACCCGGTACTACAATGCTTTCAAATTCGTCTACGTCAGTGTCATCAAACAGTTCTTTGATATTCCCTGATATAGTTCCCAGTTCAACATCATTAATTCTTTCGGTACCTGCAACGGTGCGAAGACCATCTCGCCCAAGGAATATGATGTCACCGGCAAGTTCTTGGACAGTAAAGCCGTTAAGGCATCCGATATCTCTTGTAATTGGTTGGAGTACAAAATCTGCAACTGTGTTACCTGTCAGTCTGTATATACGTTCTTCGCCAAATATAATCAGTTCGTTACGAAACGGAAACAGTGCTGTTACTTGACTGTCAATGCGAAGACTACCTGCACCATTAGCTGTACTAAAGTCGCTGTCGGTAAAGGGTGCAGTAAAGATAATCTCTTCTTTGTTAGAAGTATGTCCTGCAAAGAATAGTGCGTCTTTAAAACCTGTCACAAACTTTGGGTTAGCCGGTGCGCCTGTAGCATTAAGGTCTGTTACTGTAGTGCCATCATATTTGGTAGCGTGGTTGGCACCGTCAGCCCAAACAATATGTTCTGTGCCACCTAGATTATAACGATGGTGTGTATACTTACCAGCACTAGTACGTCCTGTATCAATCTCTGACCATGAACCGCTACCACTAGCTACCTCAAATACTTTCTCACCTCGTGCTGCAATAACCTTACTGTTAAAGTACGCAGACATCAACACTTTTTCAGTAGAACTGGCAGTCTGCGGAACAATATTGCTATTCCATTTTAGGTAGCCATTAATACGTCTGTATCCACCACGTGTATCTGGCTCAAAGTTTTCTAGTTCAAGAGCCATGCCGGGAGACATTTTGAATGTCGGCTGGTCAAGAACTAATCCACCCTCACAGGCAAACACATACGGACTGAGTTGCGCTTCATCAGCCATGTGTTAGCCCCCTGTCGGAAATACTGAAGTACCGTACCGTTGTGATTGCGGAATGTACGTAGAACGCACGTAGCTATAGTTCCTATTAATAAACAAACTCTGCATATGCTTAATGCCTTCTTCAAACCTAGCAAAGTTAATGCCATACTGCTGTGCTTCACCACGATACTGATAGCCGTATGCAGTGGCACCATCTACAATTACCTGACGAAACTGTTCAGGAATTGTGGGTGCATCTGTAGCAGCAGACAAAGCAGTCGGCCTTACATATGCGTCATACTTGAGTGTGTATGCTTTATCTGGGTAAGGGTACAGACCATAGTTATTATCTGGTGTACGGAATACGTACAGTGGCACTGCACCAATATCTGATGTACTCTCTTGGTCGATGTGTGTATCGACATACTGGTTATAGTCCATGATGCGCAGCGTTGTACCAGCCACACCAAGAGAGTCATCCTTTGAAATACGGAAGGTCTCGTAGTCTACGTTGTAAACTGTAGCACCAATTGAGTAACGTGTGGTGCCAGCTACAAGAGTTTCGGTTTGAAGTGCGTGGCTAAATGACCACCCGAACTCTCGTTGGAAAATGTAATTGATGGCATCGTTCACAGCATTCTTACACTGTGTTTGAAATCCACGAGATGCAGTAAAGTTAGAACTCGTCAATGATACTTCATTAAAACGAGCCAACACTTCATTCGTAATATCAAGGTAGGTGTATGCCATCTAAAATCCTTAAAGGTAAAAAGAGAGGGCCAGTTGCCCAGCCCCCTCGTTTAGTTAGGCTTGGTCACGGGAAACTTCAGCAGCTTCCATTTCGCCAAGTGCGCTTACATCCATCATCACGGCGAAGACACGAATTTCACCGGCAGTGAACGATGCACCTGAACCAGCAAGGGTCAGGTCCAGAGTGTCCGCAGTACCGATAACAAGGTCAGCAGAGACAGTTACGCTAGGTGCATAAGCACCATCAGCAGCACCGTCAATGTCAAACGCTGTTACGTATTCGTTGTCGTCTGCGCCAGTGCCAAGGATGGCAGTAGCATCAGTACCCGTGTTCTGAGTTGCACTGGAAGTTACCTGAAAACCAGCAGCAAGAATCTTGGTGTTCGCAGGAACAGTGATACACTGTACTACGTCACCGTTAGGATTGATGCTGTTAGCAGTAAGGTCAACGACCTGCTCAACCATGTACGGATTGCGTCCACGCTGGGAATTACCCATAGCAGGAGCAAGAGTAGCAGTAATTGTAGCCATTTTCTAATCTCCCTTTAACGGACGTTGTAGATGGCGTTAACAAGTGCTTCGGGACGAAGAATCTTGCGGCCATACAAATGCATGCCACGAACAATGTCAGCAAAGCTGTCAGGGTCGCGGTAAGTTTCGGTCTTGTTAATCTGCTCTGCAGTAGCAACAGCAGAAGAATGACCAGCAACAATCACACCGTAGTTGGTTGAGTTGGTGTCTGCTTCAGTAGCAGGACCAGAACCAATTGATGGAAGGTTGTTAGAGACGTGGATGGTGAAACCATGAATGGTTCCTGCCATCTGACCATTTTGCAGACCAGAACCACCGAAGTCAGCGTTGAACAAACGTGAGTCCTCGTCCTTCAGAAGTTCAGCAAAGACTGGGTCAACTACGAGCCAGCGGCCTTGCGAGTCTACATTTTGCTGGTCCAGTTTACGACCCATACGGGCAATAACTGACAGCGGGTTGGCGTTACCAGCAGCAGTAGGTGCTGCAGTATTACCAGTACGAACGGTCAGGGCAATTGAGTTGCCACTAGAACCGGCGTTAAAGTCGC